ATATTTTCAAACGGGATCTATTATAGGTAGATCAATGACCGTTGATGGGGATATGAATGGGGGCAAAGTGCCAATTCAAGAGTTGCCTGGAGGTGGCGGCCAACAAAGTCAGTTACTTATACAAGCATATAATTATTATATGCAAATGCTTAGAGATGTAACTGGATTAAACGAAGCAAGAGACGGTACAGATCCAGATCCTTATGCTTTAGTGGGCGTACAAAAATTAGCAGCGGCAAACTCTAATACTGCAACAAGACATATATTGCATAGTTCTTTATACATAACAACTACATTAGCTGAAGCAATATCTATAAGAGTAAAAGATGTTTTAGAATTCCATCCGCAAAGAGATGCAATGATCGGCGGTATTGGTAGGTTTAGCGTTGGCGCTTTAAAAGAAATGAGCACACTTCACCTGCATGATTTTGGTATATTCTTAGAATTAGATCCTGATGAAGATGAAAAACAACTTGTTGAAAACAACATACAGGCGGCACTATCGAGAGACCAAATATTTTTAGAAGATGTAATCGATATAAGACAAATAAAAAATATAAAGTTAGCTAATCAATTATTAAAATATAGAAGGGGCAAAAAAGAAGCAGTGGATCAAATGAAAGCTGAAAGAAACATTGCTGCTCAATCACAAGCTAATGCACAAGCCGCACAAGCAGCTGAGCTTGCTAAAGCGCAAGCTGAAAATATTAAAGTAGAATCTAAAGGTAAGTTAGCACAATTGCAATCACAATTAGAACTTGCTAAATTAGAAAAAGAAGCTGCAACTAAAAGAGAACTTATGCAATATGAGTTTGATTTAAATGTTAAGCTAAAAGAAATGGAACTGGATGCAAAAAAAGATATGCAAAAGGCTCCTTCAAACCCAGAGCCTAAAAAAGGTTTTGAATCTTCTGGTAACGATGTACTAGGAGGTATTGATTTAAGTAGGTTTGAACCAAGATAATTTTTACAAACTATTATATATTATTAAATTATGGCAAAGTGGACAGTAAAAGGCGCCGTTGATAACGAGCCTAAGTCAAAAAAAGAAACAGAACAAGCGGTTCTTGATAAAGCTGTTGAAAAAGGAGAAATAGATCCTCAATCAGCAGGTAAAGAATCAGATGAAACACCAAAAATTAATTTAGATGCCGTTCAGAAGCAAAGCACAGATGAGGTTCCTGTACGCGACGAACCCGGAACTAGCGAAGAAGTTCAAAAGGAAAACAAAGAAAAGAAAGTTGAAGAACCTGCCGGAGAGGATAAACAGGAAGAGTCGCCGATCGAAATTATCAAAGAAGAGAAAATTGAGGAGGGGACTTCGCAGCCTAAAGTCGATACGAACGCGACTAAAGTAAATGAAATACCGGAGCAAAAAGAAAAAGCTCCCGAACAAAAATTACCAGAAAATATTGATAAGCTAGTTAAGTTTATGGATGACACTGGAGGGTCTCTTGAGGATTATGTTAATATGAATAGAGATGTTTCAACGTTATCTGACGCGGAATTATTACGTCAATATTATTCACAAGCAAAACCTTGGGACTCAAAAGAAATTTCAGAATACATGGAAGATAACTTTACGTATGATGAAGAAACTGAAGAGCCCAAAGAAATCCGCGCAAAAAAACGCGCATATAAAGAAGAACTTCATAATGCACGTAAGTTTTTTACAAGTCATAAAGAAAAGTATTATACGGATCTTAAGTTAAACCGTCAAAAAGAAATTCCTGAAGACTATGTAAATGCTTATAATGCATATAATGAATATCAACAAGGACAAGAGTCCAGTAAACAACTTAACCAGATTTTTTTAGAAAGAACAGATAACATTTTTAATGATACTTTTAAAGGTTTTGATTTCCAAGTTGGAGACAATAAATACCGATATAAAGTAAATAATGTTAATGAAACAAAACGAATGCAATCTGATATTTCTAACTTTATCAAACCATTTATGAATGATAAAGGTGAAATTGGCAATGTCGCAGGCTATCATAAAGCCTTATTCGCTGCAAGAAATGCGGATAGAATAGCACAACATTTTTATGAGCAAGGCCGTGCCGATGCTTTAACACAAAATGCTAAAGAAGCTAAAAACATTGATATGAGTCCTCGACAAGAAGGTGTCATAGAAACAAAAGCTGGTCAAAAATTTAAAGTTGTTTCAGGAGATTCTAGTTCAAAACTAAGAATTAAACTTAAACAATAAAAATTTAAAAAATGTCATTAACAACTGGAATAGAACATTTAACCCCTTCGCCTAGCAAAGGGCAATTGTTCCAAGGTAATTATATTACCGATTTTGATTTTACAAAACAATTTTTACCAGACGTATACGAAAAAGAAGCTGAGATTTATGGAAATAGATCTATTGGCTCATTTTTACGTATGGTGTCTGCGGAGATGCCTTCTGCCTCTGATGAAATTAGATGGGTAGAGCAAGGTAGATTACATATTAGATACGACAACGTAGCTGTTGGTTCTGTTGAAACAGGAGGTACAGCGGGTGTAACACCTTTTACTATAACTTTTGGTTCTCTACCTGATACAACTTCTGCCGGTACTGCACAAGTACCCGCTATCAGAGTAGGACAGACAATTATGGTGCAAGGGCAAGATAGTAATAAAGTACCTCAAGGTGCTGTATTAAAAGGTGTTGTTACAACCGCGGGTACTAATGTTAACACAACTACAGGTACTTTTAAAGCTATCTGTTATACTGCCGCTAACTTTTCAGGTTTAACTATCCCAAGTGGTGGTTCAGCTACTGTATTAGTATATGGTTCTGAATTTGCAAAAGGTACTGACGGTATGACGGGAGCTATTGACTCTTCATACATGAGCTATACTAATAAGCCCATTATCTTAAAAGACAACTATAATATCAACGGTTCTGACACTGCACAAATTGGTTGGATTGAAGTTACTTCTGAAAATGGTGCTTCAGGATACTTATGGTATTTAAAGTCTGAGCATGAAACAAGACAAAGATTTGAAGATTATTTAGAAATGTCTATGGTAGAGGCTGTTAAAAAAGCTTCTGGGGCTGGAGCTGGGTTCCCTTCTAATGTAACTGGATCTGAAGGTCTATTTGCTGCTTTAGAAGGCAGAGGTAATGTATTTGCGGATCTTTCCTCTGATACAGATCTTTCTGACTTTGATATTATTTTAAAACAATTAGATAAAAACGGTGCGATTGAAGAAAATATGATCTACGGAGATCGTGCATTATCTTTATCTATTGATGATGGATTAGCTACTAAGAATTCTTATGGTTCAGGAGGTACTTCTTATGGGGTATTTAATAACTCAGAAGAAATGGCTTTAAATTTAGGATTTGCAGGTTTTAGAAGAGGTTCTTATGACTTTTATAAAACTGACTGGAAATACTTAAATGACTTTGCCACTAGAGGCGGATTCGGAGATATTGAAGGTGTTATTATACCAGCAGGTACATCAACTGTATATGATCAAGAATTAGGTCAAAATATTAAAAGACCATTCTTACACATCAGATATAGAGCATCTGAAACTGATGATAGAAAAATGAAAACTTGGATCACTGGTTCTGTAGGTGGAGCTTATACTTCTACTACTGACGAAATGCGAGTTTCTATGCTATCTGAAAGATGTTTGATTACTCAAGGGGCAAACAACTTCTTCTTATTGAAATAGTAATTAATGTAGAGATGGGGTATCTTAGGGTACCCCAGCTTTACTTATATTTTATTAAATTATATTATGAAAACAACTAAAAACTCTCCTGTTTTAGAAAAAAAATGGGAAATAAAAGATAGAACATACGTCTTAAAGAACGGTATGTCTCCGTTAACATATAAAATAAAAAGCAAAGGTATACTTTGGTTTGACGAAGATAAAGGTATAAATAGAGAAATTAGGTATGCGTCAAATCAAAATACATTATTTAGAGATGAGCAAGATCAATTTGCAAGACTTGATCATATAATTTTTGAAAATGGAGTACTATCCGTACCGCGAAACAAGCCTTTATTGCAACAGCTTTTATCTGTTTATCATCCACAAAAAAATAACCTATGGGAAGAGTTAGATCCCGTACAAGATGCTGTAGATGATTTAGACGCTATAGAATATGAATTAAAAGCAATGAAACTTGTTCAAGATTTAGATATTGAACATTTAGAAGCAATACTAAGAACTGAGGTTGGTTCGGATGTTACTAGCATGTCTTCAAAAGAAATAAAAAGAGACTGCTATTTGTTTGCTAAGAACGAACCTGAACTATTTATAGAGGTTGCAGAAGATGAAGATATTAAACTTCGTAATCTGGCTAATCGTTGTGTTGAAGCTGGTATAGTAAAATTATCAGAAGATAATACAGTATTTCAGTGGGCAACTAACGGCAAAAAAATAATGACTGTTCCTTTTGATGAACACCCTTATGGAGCGTTTGCACGATTCTTTAAAACAGATGATGGCGTAGACGTTATGAAAGCTATTATGAAAAAGCTTTCGTAAAACACTAGGTTATGATTATTCGTTTAGTCATAACCATCTAAACAAAAATAAAAAAAATGGTAAGTATAGATAATGTTTATAAAACAGTTTTAAATATCCTTAATAAAGAAAACAGAGGTTATATTGTGCCTAGAGAGTTTAATACTTTAGCTCTGCAAGCACAAAGCGAAATTTTTGAAGGGTATTTTTCTTCAAGAAACTATGCTATAACTAATGACTCGGATTACTCCGATATTAAAAAAAATATAGAGGAAAAAATTGCTGAATTTGAAAACGAGGAAACAATAGCAGCCGGGTCTTTTAATAATGCTGCGGGTAACACTACAACTAGTTATTACGCTTACCCTACTAATTTTTATAGACTGAGTAGCGTTGGAGCAAATAATATATCTGTACAAGAAGTTACTAATAAAAAATTAAACTATATAAACAGGTCACCGCTTATGAAGCCTACAGCAAATAATCCTCTATATGTTAGGCATGAAGGTGGTGTAGTAATACACCCAACAAGCGGCATTTCTAGTATATTAATAAATTATGTAAGAAAGCCAGCCGATCCTCAGTGGGTTGGTGGTACTACAGCGGGTCAAGTAGTTGCTAATACTTCAGCGGCCACTTATAAAGACTTTGAGCTACATAGCTCTGAATTTCCTGAGCTAGTAATTAAAATATTATCGTATGCAGGTGTTATTATAAGAGCAGCCGATATTGCACAGGTTGCAACCGCAAAAGAACAACAAATAATTCAATCTGAAAGATAATGGCAGAAACAAGAAAACTTTATAACGAAAGAGGTTATTATGCTAAACATCAAGGAGATACTGGAAATATACCTTCAGACTTTTTAGGATTAGGATATTATAGAAGAACAAGTTTAGAAGATATTATAAACAACTTTATTGTTGCTTACGTAGGTGAAGAAAAAGCTTTATCAAAAATACCAAGATATGAAGTTGATTTTTGGGCCCAAAGAGGTATGCAAGAATTTAGTTATGACGTATTACATAGTGAAAAAAGTATAGAAGCTGAACTGGGACCAGCAAAAGCATTTCCTTTGCCACAAGATTACGTGTCTTTAGTTCAGGTTTCTTTTGTAGGAGAAGACGGAATAAAAAAATGTTTATTAGCTAAAAAAAATACAGGTAATCCTGATGCACCTTTGCAAGACGGCAATTTTGAATATACATTCGATAGTAATGGTGATTTGCAATTAGCAAGCTTATCTGACACAATGACTCGTTTTCAAGATGAAAATAATCCTGCTAACACATCACAAACTGCAGAAGAGTATTATTATTCAAATTATAATAATGATAATTTTTCTTATTTTAATAAAAGATTTGGTGGTAATCCAGAAGACATGAGTGCTACTGGTTATTATGTTTTAAGTGAAAAAGACGGTTTAATTTACTTTGACGGATCTTTTTCAGCTTCTAATACTAATACAGTTGTTATTGATTATATATCTGATGGTATAGCTGATAATGGAAATTTGGCTAATGTATTTATACCTAAGTTGGCAGAAGATGCTTTGTACGCTTACATGTTATATAACTTAGCTAAAGTCCGGCCTGCTGCAGCGCAGCTTGCTGCTTTGTATAAAAAAGAGGCTAGTGCTAAGTTAAGAAATGCAAAAATAAGGCTAAGTAATTATAATTTAAAAGAGCTTGCTCAAGTATTAAGGGGTAAAGCTAAATGGATTAAACACTAAAATTAAATGGCAGAAAGCAAAAGAACGTTTCAGGCCGCTCGGATGAACAAAGATATTGAGGAAAAAATATTAAAACCGGGTGAATATAGAGACGCACTTAACGTTAGTGTAGATTTTTCAGAAGATGGAAATATTGGCGCTATTGAAAATTTAAAAGGTAATGAGCTTTTAGCTGGACAAGACATTTTAGGGTTAAGCTCTTCATCTAACCCTAATGCTAAAGTTATAGGAAGCATTGCACACCCTGAAGAAGAAAAAATATATTTTTTTGTTACAGGCGATAAAATGGATGGTATATTTGAATATGATTTAACAGCATCTTCAAATCAAACAAAACCTATTATATTGGATAGCTCTGTTTTATCAACCACTATAAATAATATTTTAACATTTTCTGAAATAAATGCTACTGCTGGTGTTGCACAAGATGGTACAATTTCTGTAGATGCTAATATAGATGTAGAATCTTTAACACCTAATTTTAGTCCAAATACAACGGGTTCGAATGCCGCAAGAAAGGTAACTGTTAGAGGAATTGTACCAGATGAATTTGATAATGGTGGAGAAATGTTAGTAGGCAGTGTTTCGGCAACTCAGGCTAGCATAGCAGCTCCTGAGGTTATAACACTAGAACCTTTAACTATAGGCGAAACTACTGCTACTTTATCTGCTTCTTTAACAAATGATAGCGTTAATGTTACATCGCAAGGTTTTTACTATGGATTTAAAGCAGCAAGTAACACAGCATTAACTATATCAGAATTAATAAGTGGTGGCACTGGAATAACAAGGTTTACTGTAACAAATTCAAACGTTAGGAATAATTTTACTAAGGATATAACTAGTTTAACTAGCGACAAACTTATTAGCTTTGCTGGGTTTGCAATCAACTCAGTTGGAACAGGAAATGGAAATGTAAAAACTTTTACTACAGATGCGCCACCTCCTGTTAACAGAATAAGCGGCAATGAATACGTTATTGTACCTGGTATACAAGATCAGACTTCTGGCAATGCTACCGACGAACTTTCTCATAGACAAGTAGGATATGGAGGTTTTTTTAAATCTAGTGGTGATTGCTATTTAAATATAGCAGGCCCATCTAACGACGGCTTAAGGGCAAATGCAACTGTTACAACATCTTTGCACACTAGTCTTTCTGGGTTTTCGTCGTCTCCGTCTGGTTTAACTTTTGCAATAGCCAGTGGCTCCGCTACCGCTGTAGGGATAAAACAGGCATCTATATACGTAAGTAATTTTTCTGCTAATACAAGTTACCAAATAACTGTACCAGCTATAACCGGCATTCAAGCACAAACTATAAGAATAAATAAAGGGACTCCATCAGGCACCTATTTTACGTCGACACTAACTTTAAATTTAACAGGAGTGCACGTTGCTAATGCCCACATTAATTCTTATAAATATAACAAAGGCATAACTTTTGCGCCAACCGCAACATTTATATTAGGACCGGTTTTATCAGGCGAAAAGGCGCAGTGTATAATTCCTTTAAATAATGTAACCACTGAAATAACTTCAACTTCTGCTTCTGCTTTTGCAAGTTCATTTAATCCAGCAAATATTTCTGTAACAGTTACTGGAAAAACAGAAGGCGTTGATTTTGATTATTATGTTGAAGACACTTCTACAGCAATATTTGGGGCCGTACCTGGAATTATATTTGAGGGTACACCGTCTTTGTTGGGAAGTACACCTACCGTTAATATAACATATACTACATAATGGCAGAAATAATTTTATATCCCGCAAATGAAATAAACTCAAAAACTATTTTTGAAGTTCCCGCCGATATAACAATAGACGCAATACATAATAAATATCAGTTGTCTTTAAATTTTAACGAAGGAGACACTATTAATTCAGGTGCAAATATATATGTAGAAAATAATATATCTATTGAGGATTTAGAAATAATAAATGGAGTTAGACAATCTGACGGATTTGTTACAGTAGAATATACAGAAATATAAATATGGCAAGTAATATATTACAATTTGAACCAACACGTTTGATTACAGCAATTAACATAGTAGATGATATGTTATTTTATTCAGATGGTGTTACAGAGCCTAAAAAAATTAATATAAAAAAATTTAGAGGAAATGCTACAACTGGAGAGTTTGCAAATGTAAAAGTTGATCATTCTTCTGGAACAACTCATATATATGGCAGACCTTTTGAAGAAAGAGATATAACAGTAATAAAAGATCACGCAGGCATCTCTGATAATAAACTTTCTACAACAACTATAACAGAAAATTTTGGTATAGGAAGGGACGATTTAACTGTTAATGAAGTAACAGTAAAAAAACTAGAAATAGCTGATGGAGAAAGCTCTATAAAACAAGAAAATCCGGCTAAGGGAAAAGTTGAATTAGATTTTAATTCTACATCAATAGATTTAGTTGAAATGGAAGCAAAAGCTATTTTTGGCGGAGGATCTTTAATAGACGGAGGATTTATATATTCTCAAACCGACAGTACTATAGAGGATTTAATAAAAAATCAAGGTACTACTTCTACAAAAGTTACAGGTGACTATGAAATAGACGGCGGCAGTGCTACCTCTATATTTAGAATAGAAGGCATTGATACAAATTCTCCGGACTATGATTCTTCATTATCAACAGGAAAACTTTGTGCTGTTGCTTTTATAAAGCTAAGAGGTCAAGATGAAATAATTTATAGCCCTGTACAAACAATAAATGTATATAATCAGGTTGCTTCTTCAACAGCACCTACGGGCTTAGTTACTCAGCCGGAAAAAAAAATGAATCAAACAGATTATGAATTTTCAGCTAAGTATTTAAGTAATGGAGGCACACCTATAACTAGAGCGGGGTTTTACGTAGCTGAAGGGAGATTAAATGATAATGATCCAGCTCCTACTGTACAGGAAATAATTAATAATGGGCATAATTTTCCTGCGGAGCATAGGGACCCAAATGAAATATATATTACAAAAGCACCTAAGCCAAATCATTTTTATTATTATGTTCCTTATATTGAAAATAAAAATGGCATTATCTATGGTGACGCTTTAACGACTTCTAGCCAAGCAATAAAAAAGTTTAAGTCACAAACAACATTACCCCCCACTGTTTATACTACTTCGGTAATTGATGCGGCCAATGCTAATACCCTTATAATTTCTGGTCATACTTATGGCAATATTAGAAATAGAAAAATGCTCCACCCAAAAATGCAAGTTACAGAGGTTGGCTTTTATTTTAGAAATTCGCCAGATTTTACAAGACAACAGGACGTTATTAAAGGTCCTTTTTCTGGCAGCCCATTAAAAAATACTTCAGGAACATTTAAAGTTCCCGTAACAGGTTATGATTTTGAACAAGGAGGGCCATTTAATTTAGATATTGCTAGTTTTTTACCAGGCAATTTAGCGCAAGGAGAACAAGTTGCATATGTTGCTTATATAAAACATACTGGTTTTGCAGGAACTAATGAAAAAGCAGGCGGAGTGAATTATTTTAAGGTTCCGGTAAATACAGTTGATAATCCTGTACTTGCAATAACTAGCTCTACATGGGATACAAAAGCTAACTCAACTTCTAACGCAGGCGCTAAAGATATAGAGGTTAAATATGAATTAGATCTTATTAAGTTTGATGATACAAAAACATTAGAAGATGTAGGTATCATAGTTTCAAAGCCTTTAACTGCGCAAGAAATAGCAAATAGTAAAGATGGAAAATGGGATACAGTTGAGGAAGTTATAAATTCTTCTAATTCAACTAGTATACAGCTTTCTAAAAGCGAACTTACATTTTCACCTCACGCGGGCAGTAATAATAAAGGTAGATATACAACCACAAACCCTGTAGAAATACCTGGACTAACGCATAATGAATTTAATTATTTATCTAATAATAATATAAAACCTTTAGGTGAGAATTGGGCTGCTGTTGGTTATGTAGTAGTGGACGGCAAAACACATTATACAGATGTATTTAATATAGATTCTGATGCTTCAAACACTAAAGTAAAAGATAAAGTAACTAAAAATATTATAGGAGCACCGTTAGTTTTAAATAAAAATTCGTTAGAGCAGAGCACTACAAATATTACAAGCAGCGGCGTTACTCTAAATGCAAGTATTAATAACACGGGGAAAGATATATCTGAAATAGGATTTTATGTAAGTACAGTTAAACCTCCAGCAGCTGCAGTTGGTGGTGCAGCTCTTAGCGTTCCAAGATCTTTAGCGGATTCAAGAAATCCCGATTTAGATGCGTGGATAGCTGGCGCAACAAAACATGCTTCTACAGATGTAAATACAACTACCGCTAATAACCATATAAATCAGTCAACAAATGATTTTTTAGATTTTAAAGCGGTTATAACAGGATTAAATCCTAAGAGTAAATACTATTATGTACCTTATGTAAAACCTGTACAAACAACAAACGTGGGTGGTGATGTTTCTTATAACGGGTCTGAAACTTTTAATACCATAATTAATTCTAATCATTATGGTTCCTTACAAAGTTTTAATACTGCACAAAATACAACTAACTTTTTGCATCCTCCTATGATTTCTGTAAGAGATGTAGAATTAATATCAAAAATTGAAGCTAAAGTTGATATATTACTAACTTATAGAAGTGGGACAGCTGCTACAATAACAGATATTGGTATTTTTGTTAAAAAAGCTTCTTTGTTTCCGCAGCCATTTGCAAATCAATCAGGTAATGCCGCTACAATGGCAAGTGCTACTAATAGGATTAGAGTAGACTATGGTGATTTATTCGGCCCTGGAACTACTTTTGTAGCTAATCTTTCTAATAAAGATATTGGTGGCACAAGTAAGCAGTTTTATACAGTAAAAAATATAGAACAAGTAGACTATTATGCTTCTGCTTTTGTTGAATACAGTCATAATGGTACTTCTCATACTATTATTTCAGACTATAAATTAATAAATAATTCTATTAATGCTAACATTACAGTTCCTGAAATTATATATTTTGATATAATACCTCCAGACACTTCTGGATTTGTTTTAAATCCTGGAACTTCAAATGAAAGAGCTTCGGCAGGATCTAAAAATAGGCTTAAAGCGGAATTTTCATATGAAAGAAAGCCTATTCCACAAATAGTTGAATACGGTTTTTATTTTTTAGAAAACTCTAGTTTGTCAAAGCCTAGCTCACCAGACAATTTTTTAACTCAATATAATGATTCTAGTAACGCCTGGAATAAACATAATGTTAAAAATTATTCTCAATTATCCCCAGTCAGTAGAGATAGTTTAGGAAAAAGCGGCTCATATAGTAACTATTTGCCATTTTTTGAAAACTTTCCAAGCGCTGTTGTAGGAAAAAGATTTTATATAGTACCTTATTTTACATATAAATTTGATAATGTAGATCCTCTTAAAACGCAACTAGGGGATCAGGTACAGGAATTTTATATGGAAGATCCAACTCCTGTTGAATCTAAAATAGAGACTACTAATGATGCGATATATTGGAGTCCTCACGCTCCGCCAGGAGCACTAGCGGGCGTTTTTAAAAACGGCGTTTCTACATTTGCAAGTGCAGATTTAAAAAGACGCGCTGCTGCAGGTTTATATAGGCCACCTTATGTTCAAATAAACATAAATTCTAATGTTGAATGGCAGTATGTTTCTGGAGCATACAACGATAATTCTTTGTCAAGAGGATTTTCTTCTAATTTAACAGAAAATCAAAACACAATTCTTGGTGGAAGATACAGCGGAGGAACACTGTCTGATGGTGGAGGAGCTGTTTCACAATATGGAGGAAGTGGTCCCGATGGTGCTACTATAGTTAGATCTGGTAATGCGTTAAGAATATACCCACCTAAACCTAGTTATAATAAAATAACTGGCGCGGCTGAATGGCCGGGAGGTTTCATAAACGATCAATTACCTTGGAATGGTTCAGAAATGCATATAAAAGGAGGATATAACATTTATATTTTTCCTGCTTCTTTAGATTTAAAAAAGTTTAGTGTGTCTACTAATCCTAGAAATTATAAAAATATTCCAACTAACTATTACCTTAAAGGCGGCTGGTTATTGCAAAACGCACAAGAAACAATTGAGGTTAGGTATGATACATCAGGTATTTTAAGTTATCCTAGTATATAATTAATAAAAAATATGGCAGAAAAACAAAAGCCTTTTGAAAAAATATTTCCTTACATTAGCTATAGATACAAATATGATGATGGAGAGTTTTCACCATACGCACCATTTACAGAAGTACAATTTGTTTCAAAAAAACAAGACACAACTGTATTAAACGATAGGTACGAAAAAGGGTTTAATGTTTCTATGGTTAACGATTTAGAAAACATTGTAATCAACGACATTCCTAAGGGGCGTGAAGATGTTGTATCTATTGACATACTATATACAGAGTCTATTTCAAGCACGGTATATATACTAAAAACAGTAGAAATAGATCCTGCTGAAAGAGGTCAAGGCAGTTTAGACGGTATAATAATATCTAAAAGAGCATTTGGAGCAGCTCTTCCAGATACAGAGTTAACTAGACAGTTTGATTCTGTGCCAAGATCTGCTAAATCTCAAGAGTTTACTGCTAACAGAATAATGTATGGTAATTATTTATCTAAATATAATCAAAATAAAAACGATTTAGGTGGTAAAGGTTTTGAAATGGCTGTTAGCCTTTCGGGTCAGCTAGATCCAGTCTCAGGTCCTTCTGTTAAAACAAATAGAACCTATGATATTGGAGTATCTTATTTAGACAAGTATGGCAGGCAGGGTGGATTATTAACGCAAACTACAGGCAAAAATACAGATAACACTTCTTTAATAAAAACAGCTTTTTGTTATGAAAGCAGAATAAAATTAGCTGCACAAATTATTAGTGGTCCTCCAAAGTGGGCTAAATATTATAAATACTATATTAAAGATGTTTCAACCGATTTTTTTAATTTAACTGCGTTTAATACGTATTTAGATGGAGAGCCAGGCGATACAGAAACAGCTAATGTATATTTGCAATTTGATTCTAAAGATAGAAACAAATTAACAGAAGATTCTTTTTTAATGCCAAGAAGAGATGGTATGTCTGGCACAGACAACAGCGGTACTGTTGTAGAAGAACTTTCAAGGTTGCCTGTGTTAGACATTGAAAATGAAGCGCCTGATATTGTTAAGGCTCAAGTTATTGAAAGAACTGCAATTAAAAAGTTTGTGATTAAAGATGATTTTGCAAAATTTCAAAACGGTTACGGCCAAAATACAGCAAATTTTGCTGTTGGGGTTAACCCTGATCCTGCTCAAACTCAGCAAATATTTTTAGTTGAGCATGGGAGTAGTTTTACAACAAATTTAATTATTTCACAATTAAACGCATATATAACCTCTCAAGGAGGTTCTACTCTATTTGAGCCAAAAGCATTACCATTTACGCCTGGAAATACTAGTCATTATCAAACGGTTTCTATGACGGGCTTTTCTGAAAGATTAGCTTTACAACTTTTTCATAATGATCTTAAAGACTCTAATCAAAATAATATTAAAACTTCAAAAATATTAATTGACGAAATACAGCTTGGTGATAACGGAAATACTTCTAATCCTGAAAGAAATCTTTTAAGAATTACTTTGTCAAGCAGATTAAATGACGATAACGTAACAACAAATTTAAATGGCATAGACGTTGTGCCTCCACACCCTTTGAGTGGTACTAGTGCATGGGATATGGAGGCTCCGGGTATTGCTAGCATTTATTCTGATATAGATATTAAGTTTTTTAAATTAGGTTTATCTGAAGCAGGCCAAAAAAAATTAAAAGGTTCATTTTTCGTTAAAGTTCCTAGAAAAACAGATATTACTTCTTTTACAGAAATACCTATAAAGCAAACTGAATTAGATGAAGAAGGTAAAGTAGAAAAAATAAATTTTTTAGATTTTGAAACAGAACCAGGGGATGATTCAAATCTTAATTTATATTGGGAATCTTCAAAAATATTTTCTGTAAGTAATGATCACGGGCAATCAAACACAATACCATGGTCTAATTGTATAGCCACAATAGGCGGCACAAACAATAAAACTTATTTAGAATCTGTAAAAATACAAGATAAATTTAACTCTACATCTATGGTTAAAGGAATTAGGGTTAATACACCCGAAGCTAACTATAGTGAAGAACTTCGAAAAAACGGTTTAATATTTTCTGGATTATATAATTCTAGAACTGGTATAAATGAACTAAATAAGTTTAATTTAACAGATGGAATCACAAAAGATCTTGAGCCTAACTATGGCGGTATTCAAAAACTTTTTGCATTAGATACAAACTTATTAGCATTTTGTGAAGATAAAGTATTTAAAATACTAGCAGATAAAGATGCATTGTTTAATGCAGACGATGGCGTTAATGTAACTGCTACAAACTTAGTGTTAGGTCAAGCAATGGGCTTTGGTGGTAACTATGGAATTAGCACACATCCGGAATCTTTTGCATATTTTAATAATAATATATTCTTTACAGATGCGAAACGCGGTGCTGTAATGCAATTAACGCCTTCTAATGGACAATTATTCCCTATTAGTAGAAACGGCATGAGTAACTTTTTTAGAGACCGATTAGGAGCCTTAAACACTTCTAATAAAATTATAGGCATATACAATGGTTATAAGAAAATGTATATATTATCTATACAGGGATATAATCCTAGCCACGCATCTATAGGCACGGAAACAATACCTAATGAAACAACAGAAATTACAGCAGGTTATAGTTTAGCCTCACAAGGCTGGACATCAAGATATAGCTATATACCTGAAACAGGTGTAACTCTTAATAATAAATTTTATACTTTTAAAAATGGCAAAGCTTATTTGCATAATTCTAATACAGCTAATAGGAATAACTTTTATGGCACTGGATATAATTCAGAAGTACAGGTAATATTTAACGATAACCCTACGGTTATTTCAGATTGGCTATCTTTAAATTATGAAGGTGGCGAAGGCTGGGAAGCTGTAGAAATAGTAGGCGATCAAGATGGAACTTATAATATTACCAATGTACGACTACTTGATTCAGAAGAGTCTGGTTTTTTAGGTTGGTTCTTTAAAGAGGGTAAATACCACGGCGCTATTGTTGGCACACAACCGCTGTATGCAATACAAGCTGGTCAAGCTAATTCATTAACAGATTTTGTATTACAAGCAACGGGAACTACTGAAGACATTTCAGGAACTAAAGGGTTTTTTCAAAAAACTAGACTTAGGAATTCATCTACAACAGCAAAAGAATTATTTGCTGTAAGTTCGGAATATTATATTAGTCAAACTTAAATAAATAAATAAATATGGCATTACCAATTATGGGATTAATCGGTGGCGCAACTCAGATTGCAGGATCACTTATAGGCGGAAGGGCTAGAAGGCGGCGAGCGCGAGAAGCCCAGACTGCTTTTAATGCGGCAAGGCAGCAGTTTCAAGATTTTACTTTTGAAAACCCTTATGCAGGACTTGAAAATACATTTGAAGACGCTACCATAAATCAACAAGCAACACAGTTTCAAGCTCAACAAACAGACGCTGCACTAGCACAAGCACTACAATCTGCTACTTTAACAGGTGGTGCTCCAGGTGGTGCTCAAGCTATAGCACAGGCTGCTTTACAGTCTAAAGCTGGTATATCAGCTGATATTGCAAAACAAGAGCAAGCTAATCAAACAAGGGCATTAGCACAAGAGGCTAAGCTAAATCAGCTGACGGCAAGAGGCGAAGATACTATGCAAGCAAGAAACTACGCAAGAACACAACAGATGCTTAACTTAGCATCAGTAGAAAAGAATGCTGCGGACGCGGCTAGAAGACAAGCTACGGCAGGATTAGTTGGTGGTATTGGTAGTATAGTTGGAGGCATTGGCACAGCAGCGGCATCAGCTGGTCAAGGCGGGGGTGCTGAAAATGGCAGTAGCTTTATGCAAGAACTATTCAAAATATAATGATAATGACAAAAAATAATCCATTAAAAAGAATAGCAGCAAGTGGTGCTAGTGATAGAGGCGATGCGGCCATATATGATTTATTAGGCTATCAAGCTATTGCTAGAGCAGGACAACCACAAAGTTTAACAGGCGAAGCCCTTGTTGATATAGGCAGAGGTATTGCTCAGTTAGATTTTAGTGACCCCTTAGCTGATGAGGTACTTGAAAAAACTGAAGAAGAAAAAAAAGAACCTAATTTAAGTAAGTTAGAAAAAACAGAACCTAACCTTACTGCTAAAAAAATTGATTTAGGCCGAACAAACATGGAAAACGTCGGTAAATCAGACTTTAAATATAGAGACCCGGTAAAACCACCACCTCCACCACCACCACAAAACCAAGGGAAATTTGGCACTTTACTCGCTGACCCTGCTCGTGGAGGAATCCCTGGGACTTTTACAAAAAATCCTAATACTGGAATGCCAGTAGAACAAAAAGGTCAGACGTATTTTACACCTGTTGGCGCAGGTGGAGGAATAAGATTATCTTCCACACCCGGAATACAAACAAGATCTTTAGGTGAAATATTTAGGTCTCTTTTTATGTCTTCTGGGGATAATACGCCAAATAAACGCTTATCTGATGATTTTTTAACAGGTTTAGAAATTTTAAGGTATAACAGAAAAGGGTATAAAGACACTCCATTAAGAAGAGTAGTTCATGCTGTTTCTTCTCCGTTTTTAAAAACCGACGATTTAGGCTATAATAGAATAAGAAGATTGACTACTCCAGATGGAGTAAAGGCAGGCGGTATAGCTGGTGCTTTTGCTGGCGGGTTTAATTTAGTTGCAGATACATATAATTATAATCAAGCAGTAAGGGAACAATACGATAAAGAGCTTGATGATGAAATGGGGGATTTAAATGTAGAAGCTACTTTTGTTGACGATAATGCTAGAAGAGACTTTTTAGAACTGGGTTTTGAAAAGAAAAAAAGACAGGCAGAGGCATTTAATTTATATGCTAGAGGCAAAATGTCTAGTGTAGAATATAAAAACATTAAGGCAACTTTAAAATCTGAACTAGATCAAGTAGCGGGAACTGTAACAGCTTTAACTAACTTAAAAAAAGAATTTGCAGAGCAAAAGGGCACTCATGATCTTTTAGCATCAAAACCGAACATGTTAGACTTTCATAATACTTTAGAAAAAAACCCAGAAAGAATTTCAATTAAAAATATAGACGGTATAGACTATGCAATTGGAACAACAATAGGGGACGGCAAAGATCCTAAAACACAAAAAGAATTTAAAGTTCCTACTAGTTCTATAGCTAACGGAACAGCAGGGTTTAGACTTGTTGCAAAAGAAGATTTAAATCCTTTGTTAGCAGGAGCGGGCCAAGCTATTGATCAATTTAATAAAGGTCAGGAATATATTAAAACAGAGTATGGTCTTGGTATAGAAAAAATGTCTTCCGAACAAGCAAAAAAAGTTGCTGTAGATTATTTAAAAGTAGCTTTGGGGCAAGACAAAAATAAGCTAAGAAGTTATTTATCACAAATAGCAGGAATTGATTATAATGCATATGAAGAGTTAATTAAAGATGGAAAAGTTCCTGACCAGCTTTTAACAGACGTAGCTTCTGAGTTATACGACGAAAGAATGGCTCCTTTATATCAGCAACAAACGCAAACTACAAGGTTTGCTACGCAAAGACAGCCATCTAAAGGTTCTGCAGCAGAAAGAACACAAAAGCAAATGCTAGAAAAATATAATGCTACAGAATTACCTACAGCAAGTAATATATTGGATTATAGTATAGATGTTTTAGGTGGTAAAGATTTTGAAGTACGCGAGCTTGAAGATGGTACATATGGTGTGTTTAAGCAGGGTAAGCCTGATCAAACTTTATCTATATTAGATTTGAATAAACCAGAACAAGCAAAAAGAATATTATTTAACTATGGCGGATTAAAGCCTTATTCATTACCAACAAAATAATAATAAATGAAAAAATACATAATTGATAACGTAGAGTATACACTTGAACAAGTTGAAAGTGCCGCTAGAGATAACGGGGTAGACATTGACACGTATATTAATGACATGGGAGCCCAGGTCGTTGATTCAACTGAAACTGAGCCAGACCCTGTGGAAAAGCCAACAGCTCCTGCGGAGACAACTGCGGCTGTAGGAGCGACGAACGAAAATACGGGTTCGCAGTTGGAAAAACCTTTATCGGAATTACAAGAATATAATCAACAAGATTTAGATTCTATACAAAATAGCTTTAATCAGGGTAAATTTAGAGAAGACCAAAGGTTAGCCTATGAACAATACCAAAAAACTGGTAATCTTTCAAAAGAGTTACTTCCTGAAAAACAGGGTGATAAAACTTTTAACGATTATGTTACTGATCTAAAAGACCAAATTGAGGGTAACGGCATTGAAAGATTTAAAAACTGGAGTTATAATGTTTTTGGGCCGGATGGTATTGGAGGCCTACCAGGGCCATCTACATTAGCTAGATTTCAAGAAGCATCGGCAGCTTATGCATTAGCTTTAGATAAAATAAAAGGAACAGAAGAAAGCGAAAAAGGAGCTAAAAAAGAATTTGAAAAGCTTTTAGAAATTCAAAAAATGCAAAAACCAATGCCCTCTATAACAGACGAAGACTCTGAGGGGTTGTTAGGGGTGCTAGCCGGCATTTTAGGTGATGCGACCCAAGTAGGTCAATCTGTTATACCTACAATAGCAGCAAGCGTTGGCGGAGCAGCGGCAGGTGGGGCTGTAGCGGGTCCAGCAGGCGCAGCTGTGGGAGGAACGGTAGGAGCTATTACGTCAACAGCTTTGCAAATCGCACCGTCTTTTATTACAGATTATAATTTAACTAAAGCTGAAGAAAAATATAAAAATGATAACCTGAAGAGTGATGAAGCTTTAGAAAAACTTATTGAAGAAGACGAAGTAGAAATGCTTGTGCCTCTTACAGGAACGGCAATTGCTATGATACCAGAGTATGTAGGTTTTAAAGGAATAAGCAAATATCTTTTAAACTCAACCGCGGGTAAATCTGTTTTGTCTAAAGTTGCTCGATTAGGCGTAACATCAGGAAAAGAAGGTTTAACAGAGGTTATACAATTGTTCCCTGAAGGTGTAAATAATGCGCTAGCAGCGGGAGAGGACGTTGAGGATGCTGTTGTAGAAGGTCTACAATATACTTTTGAAAACACAAAAGACACGTTTTTATCTTCGACTGTAGGTACAGCTGCCTTTGGATTAGGTGGAAAAGCAGCTAAATCAGGAGGCGCTAGGGCATGGCGCAAAGCAAGGAATATGCGCGTTGCTATTGACGAAGGCAAAATGGAAAGTGTAATGGACGAAATATCTGAATTGAACGTTCAGAGAATGGAGGCTAATGAACCTGAGTTAAAAGAAGCTCTTACTGTAAAGATAAACGATAAAGTAAAAGAATTAGACGCTTTAGACACAAGAGCAAATAGCATAATGAGTTTTGCTAGTGATCAAGATTTTAATGAAATTACAAAAATTGAAGATCTAAAAAAGCAGTATATTAAAAAAGTAAAAAATATACAAAATAAAAAAGAACAGTTAGACCCAAAAGAATACCAACAATCTTTAGAAATTTATAAAGAAAAATATTTAGAAGCTCAGGCTAGAATTAAAGGTGTTGCTAATAAAGTACAAGAAGAAGCAGAAAACGCAACTCCCGAAGATGTATCGGCTAGAACAGTTAAAAATGCAAATGCTATTAATAATGGATTTAATAGCAATACAATGCAACAAACAAATGAACAGACTGGTAAAACCGAACTAACTGATAAAGGGCTAGAATTTTTTCATAACACGCTTGTTCCGGGTATGTCTGACCTTGTTACAAGCATTGTAAACCGTAATTTTAGGCAAAATAAAGAATTTGGCGAATCAAGATATAAAAAAGAAGATTTTATTGCAGATTTACTTTACGCACCTGATAAAAATAAAGCTTCGTCATTAATTCGTTTATTAGCTAGTTTTAAACCTGAAAAAGATCAGTTTTTAACTACATATATAACAAAAAATTTAAAGCTTAGGTCTGGTCGTATTTTAGAAGAACGTGTAGGGTCACAAGCTACAATTGGCGGCACCAGTATAGATACCCAAGAAGCTAGCGAAATACAGGCAGAAGATACTCAGGTTCCGGCTATGCAAGGCCCTAAATTTACAAAACGACTTGGGCTTTCTGATGATATAGTTAATAAAGCTAGAAAAGCCGCTGCTAAAGCTTTGGCTACTGCTAAAAATGTAGACTCTAAAACATTTACTACAGACATTGTTAACTCAATTAACAATGAAATATTTGATGATATAAGAAAAATAATCCCTAAACCAAAAGAGCGAGAAGCCTTTATGGAACAATTTGCCGGGGCAATATGGGACGCAATACCATCAAGTTCATTAGCAAAAGCTACTAGAAATCAAACATTTCAAAGTTGGAATTTAAATGCCCCTACTAAAAAAGCTTTTGTAGATTATTTTTTAGGTAGAGATCAAGAAGGTTTAGCTGATAATACAATAAACGATAGGGCAAGAAGACAATTACCTGAATATTTGGCTAAGGCAATCGGCGCTGAATATGCGCAAGATTTATTAGAAAACGATTCTGAAGTACGTGAAAGATTCCGTTTAGTACAAGAACAAGAAGTTAAAGAAGCCGCTAAAAGTATTATTGAAAATGATGATTCAAATTGGTTTGATTACAAAAAATTTCAAGAGTCAACGGAAGTTTCAGAAGACGACGCGGCATCTCAAACTAAAGATTGGGATAAACAACTACCTGAAGGAGAAAAAACTTTAGTTATACAGGGTAAAGAGGCAAAGCACAAAAAAGCAAAAGAGGAATTTAAAGGCTGGGTAAAAACAGTTATGGCAAAATATTTTCCAAAAGATTTCTTTTTTATAGCTGGATCTGGACATTTAACTAACTCTTCGTCTAGAATGGCATTTGCTAATCAAGAAAATGTTGCTCAAGAACTAGAGTCTTCAGAATTTGCTGAAGATACATCTGGAATAAACTGGAATTTAGTTGGTAGAATTGATTACAAAGGGTTAGGTCAACAAGCTAAGGTATATGTAAAAGGTTTATTTAAAGGTAAAAATAAAGCTGAAGTTACTTTAGCAGATTTGAAAAAGAGCTTCAAAAAAATACAAGCTCAAGGAGTTGAAAACATGAAAACTCTTAAATTTGCAACCCAGCAATTTGCTAAAATGTATGCAGACGATAAAAGCACAGCTAAATTTATAGCTACGTGGTATAAGTCCGCATCAAATAATCAAAATCATATCTTAAGATTTGCCGCTCCTTTAAAGGCATTTTCTAGAGATCTTTCTTCTGGTATGAGAGAAGAACACACTATGCCTTCAAGTTTAGTTGGGAAGTATTTATTTAATTCTATATTGAATAATGACGTAGATAATGCGTTTAAAAATGTAGAAAAAAATTATTTCCAAGTAGCATTGTCTGTTAGCGATGATAATAAGCTAAAAGGAAAAGATTTTAACTATACATCTAAAATGCCAAAGGGTTGGAAGTTTACAGATAATACTTGGGCTCGTTATTTTAATGATTTGGTTAATAATAATAATGGAGGTATTGATCCTAACGGAATTGAATTTTTTGAAACAGGCAAAACAGTTGCTGAAACTTTTGGTGCACAAGCGAATCAAAATACTGCAGATGTAAAAGCTGCTCAACAAAAAGTTATACAAGAAAAAACTGAAGATAATTTTGAAGTTTTAATTAATAGAGCTATAGGTAAACTAGAAGATTACTTAGGTCCAAAAGGAGCTTTACAGGCTAACTTTGCGGCTGTACCTATAAATATATTAGTTGGAGGATTAAGAGCTACTAAACTAGCTTATAGAGGTTCTAAAAACCTTACTACAGCTCTTCAAGAAGGCTATAAAAAGGTGAAAAACTATATGTCGCAGAGAGAGTGGCTAGAGTTTACTAAAAAAGCTGTTTCTGGAGTTAGAACAGGACCAGACGGTAAAACTGTTGCATTAGCTATAGCAAATGAAAATGCTATAAAAAATGAGCAAGTTAGAAAAACAAAACTTGATATTCTTAAAAAAGCTGGTGTGTATAGCAAAGAAGATGATAATAAAACTAGTCAAGAACTTAATGAAAAATTAAAAGAAAAAGACGACGCTATAAAATCTTCTAATAGGACTGAAGGCCTTGAAAGAAATTTTAGAAAAATATTAAATACCAAAAAAGATAAAGGTGGAAGACCATCAAAATGGTTTATACCACCAAATGCAGAAGACATAAAAGGTCTGTTGTATGCTTTTTTACCTAAAGGTAAAGCAGGTGTTGAAGCTAAGAAATTTTTTAATTCGGCTATATTAAAGCCTTACTCTGATGGAATTGCTGCAGCTGAAGCTGAAATATTGCAGAAGGCTAAGCTATTTAAACAGCTAGAAAAAGATTCCGGTGTAGACTTAAATGAAAATATAAAGGGTACGCCTTATACTTTAGGTGACGCTATAAAAGTTTATAACTGGGATAAACAAGGTATTGAGGTAGATATTTTAAAAGATGAATATTTAGATCAATTAATTGGAGCTGTTGAATTAAATCCTAAAGCCAAGTATATGGCTGAACAAGTAGCTAATAATTACGAAATTACGTATGATAAAAATTGGCGGAATATTCCATTTAATAAATCTATTTTTGATGCTATAAACTCCGGCACGCGAGGCAAAAGTTTAGAAATATTTAGTCAAAACGTTGATGCTATTTTTAATAAAGATAATTTAAAAGAAATAGAAAATGTTTTCGGTAAGAAATATGTACAAGCATTAAGCAATACATTAAAAAGAATGAAGACTGGGCGTAATAGAATTAGTACAGATGCTCAGTCAAATGCTTACATGAATTTTATAAATAGATCTGTAGCCACCACAATGTTTTTTAACACCCGTTCTGCTGGTTTACAGCTATTGTCTGCTTTAAATTATATAGGCCAAGATAATAATAATATATTCCAAGCTACTGCTGCTTTTGCAAATCAAGCACAATGGCAACAAGATTATAATAAATTATGGAATAGCGATTATTTAACTAACAGGCGTAAAGGTGCTAAGTTCGATGTACTTGCTGATGAAATTGCCGAAGGCGATCCAAAGGGCTTAAATAAACTTTTAAAAGCAGGTTTTTTACCTACAAGATATGCAGATAGTTTTGCTATAGCTTTAGGAGGGGCGGCATTCTATAGAAATAGAGTTAATGCTTTAATGAAAAAAGGAATGTCTCAACAAGAAGCTGAAGAGCAAGGAATGAAAGATTGGGTAAAAACTTCAGAAGAATCTCAGCAATCTTCAGATCCTTCAAAAATATCTGAAATTCAAGCTTCTGGCGTTGGTAAAATAATATATGCTTTTGCAAACACTCCTTTTCAATATGCTCGTATTGTTAAACGTAAGCTACAAGATATTACTTCTGGTAGGTCTTATGCAGAAGGCGGTATGAATCAGGTTAGGAAAGATATTCAAACTTCATTATATTATACAGCCGGACAAGCTTTGTTATTTAATGCATTGCAATCTGGACTTGTCGCTGCTTTAATGGGTGGTAATGATGATGAAGAAGAACTTGAAGAAAAAACAATTTTAGCAACAGAAAGGGCATTAACTTCATTTGCTAAATCAACCGGCAACCCGGGTGCTATAATAGCTTCAATATATAGTATGATAGACGAAGCTGATAGTCAAATTGAAAAGAAAGGTAGAATTGATAATCCTTACAAAATAGCTTTAGAAGCTACAGGAATATCGCCGCCGGTAAATGCTAAGTTAAATGATATTGTTGCCATTGGAAATATTTATAAATATAACCATAAGCAGATTGAAAAAGATCCGTTTGAACTTTCTATAAATAATCCTACGCTAGAAATAGCAGGTAACGCAGCTTCGTTTGCGGGAGTTCCTTTAGATAGAGTTATAAGAAAAACTCAAAATTTAAATGCTGCTGTAAATGAAGAATTAGACGCTTGGACTAGACTATGGTTAGTCGCTGGTTGGAGTAAATGGGAATTAGGTGTTGATGACAAACAGTCTGGACCTAAAGCTAAAGCTAAAGCTAAAGCTAAAGCTAAAGCCAAACCCAAACCCAAACCTAAGCCTAAGCCAAAATCTGCAGTAAAAAAATTAAAAAATGGTGTAGCAGGACAAGCTAATAGAGATGGAACTATAGAGATAGATCCTAATTTATCACCAGTAGAAAAAGCTAAAACAGTTGCCCATGAAAAGCAGCATGTTAAAGATATGAAAAGCGGAATGCTCGATTATGATGATAACTTTGTATATTGGAAAGGTAAAAAGTTTAAACGGAAAAGCGGAAAGATACTTTATAATGGCAAATACCATATAGAAGGTGATCCAAAGTTGCCGTGGGAAAAACGCGCGTATAACGCAGAGCCTACAACTAAGCAGGCTAAAAAGCTATATGCTTAAATAAAAAAGGGGGATGATACCAATTACGGCGTCATCCCCTTTATTATTATCCATCACAGCTTAAACAATCAGGATCCATAGCGTTTGCCGCTATATCACCTCTTAATACTGATTCGGTTCTAGTATAATATAATGTTTTTATACCGCGCTTCCAAGCTTCTATATGAACTTGATTTAACCATCTCGGCGGTGCTTCCGAAGGAAATGCTAAATTTAAAGAAACAGATTGATCTATATAATCTTGCCGTATACCAGCTTGTCTTACAAGCTCTAATTGATTTATTTCTTTAAATGTTTTAAATACATTTTTTACTGCTTCTCCTCCTTCTTGCTGAGTAAGTCTTCCTCCGTGATCGTAATACCATCCGTCAAGTTGTTCAATTCCTTGAATGGATCCACCATCTGCCAGAATTTTATCCCAAGTTTCTTTATTATTGATACCAACTTTTCTTAATGCTTTTTCTAATTCTTTATTTCTTCTAATAAAAGTTCCTTTAGCCGATTGCTCTGTAAAAACATTTGCAGCCCAAGGTTCAATACCCGGTGATACATTACCTGCAAGTTTACTATTTGAAACCGTAGGTGCTATAGCTCTAAGATGCGTATTACGAAATCCTGTACCAACACACCACAAAGGCTCTCCGTAGGTTTCAGCTAAAGCTCTTGAAGCTCTTTCAGTTTCAATTTTTATTTTTGAAAATATTTCCCGCGTTTTGAATTGCGCTAATAAACTTTCGAATGCTATTCCGTTTTTTTGTAATAGGCTGTGCCATCCAAGGACACCTAACCCTAATGCCCTTCCTTTCTCCGCACTGCGCACAGAGTTCTCGAATCCCTTCATATTCTTGGCACGCTGAATAAATTCTTCTAGCACACCGTCCAGGAACCAAGTTGCGTCGTAAATTAAATTCGTATTCTTCCACTCGTCGTATCTATCTAAATTAACTGATGATAAGCAACATACAAAACTATGTGACTCATCCGTATGTAATACAATTTCACTACATATGTTAGTCATATGTACCTTTAAACTGTTCTTTTTATATGCTTCTGGATTATTTTTGTTTGTATTTCCCTTAAATAATATATAAGGTTCTCCAGTTGCTTTACGCTTTTGGAGCAGTCTTGCCCATTTTTGTCTTGCTTCAGAATCTCCTCCTTCAAGGCTTCGCATAAACTTGTCGCCGACCACAGCGCACTGGTGGAGGTTGAGTGATTGTCTATTGACGTCTCCTTTAGGTTCTCTAATTTCAAGCCATTCGTCAAAGTCGGGGTGATCAATATTAATATTAACGCTTGCTGCTCCTCTTCTGACAGAACCTTGATTAGTGGCAAGTATAGTTGAATCGTAAACTTTGCAAAACGGCACCACTCCATCACTTGTTCCATTACCTGTAATTTTAGAACCGGCGGGTCTAATCATATTAATGCCAATACCAACACCGCCTCCATGCTTGGCTAATAGCATCATTTCTAAATTTTTTGTGCCTATTTCAGAAATACTATCTCCTACATCAATTCCAAAACAACTGATCGGCAAACCTCTGTCTGTACCTGTATTAGAAAGCACAGGAGAAGCTAAACACAACCACCCATCCCATATGTACTGAAAAAACTTTTCGGCTAATTCTGGCTTATATAAACGCCTTGCAACAGCTTTTGAAACACGCTGGTATGCATCTTTTGGTGTTTCGCCCGGCAATAGATAACCTCCTGCTATAGTTTTTTTATAAACATCAGTATCGCCCCAAGAGGGGTAGTCTTCTCCTTTTTTCCAATCGTTATTCCACATATTAATTAATTATATATATTAAGTAGCCTATTATAATATTTAAATTAAGAATTACTATATTCCATTGCTTTGCTAAAAATACTTGCGGAGTTAAAAGTAAGGCTCCTATTATATATGTTATAGCACCCATATTATCATATTTCAAAAGATATGGGGATAACATTATAAAAGCAGAGCCCATATAACCTATTCTATTAGATAGCCTTTCTTTAGGATTTAATTTTTTATCTTTAACAAGTAATCTTAAAAAAGATCTTTTAAACCTGAACTCACAAATAGAGCATGTTTTTTTACCCGGGTGTTTAAAATAAAAATTACTTTTAGGTTTATTACAAACGTTACATACTTTCATTTTAGTTTTTGCCACAGCCAGGCTTGTGTTGATCGAGGTTTACATATAACCATAGTTTCATTCCCTATGTAGTAACATAAATTATATACGTCAGTAGTATCTGATCTTAAAATCCTTAATTCTTTTTCTATATATTTTATGGTTCCTCTAGCTAAAATTCTTTTCTTTTTACTTTGAGGTATAACAACAAATCTATTGAAAGTGTCGTTATAATCAATTTCTACAAACTCTCCTTCTTGATTATACCAAAGGCCATATATTTCTTCTTGTTGGCTATAGACCCAAGTTCCCATCAATAAAAAGTATAAAAACAATAATGCTCCGAATAAATATTTCATTTTAATTTTATTTTATTTTGTTTTACATTCAAAAACATATTGACATTCTTTTATATTATTAACAACATCACCACAAACTTTAGCGACTATTTCACAATTAATAGTATCTTCTTTGTAACAAGAAGCTATTATAAAGAATGTCATTAAATATATTTTACCAAATATCTTCAAAATCTTCTCCCTCATTGGCCTTCGAGTAATCAGTAGGCCTAACAGCAAAGAAATCAGTATGAGTATGCCCCCCGGTAAGATGATAGAACCAGTCAAGATTGCTTGCTGCGATTTCGTCAAATTCAAAAGTGTTTGACCTGAAGTTTGTGTAACCGAGTTCACTGATTTTTTCATTAAGTCTTTTTCGTATAAATTGTTTGAGGTCGTAAGATTTAAGATTTTCAATGTCTCCTTGTTCAAACATTTTGTCAATATATCTTTCTTCTGCTTCGAGCATAGCTGTTGCTGCTTCAATAATATGTTCATAACAATCATTTTGTAATCCGTTAATTTCTTTGCACATATGTCTAAAAAGCTTACAACCCATTTTACTATGCAGTGACTCATCTCTTACTGACCACTTCATTTGTTGTCCAATTCCTTTAAGTAAATTACGTAATTGAAAACTATAAAGCACAGCAAACGCTGAATATAAAGACACACCTTCCGCAAATGCACTAAATACAGCTAAAGACTTACCAATACCCACGGGATCTTTACCTTCATAGCTAACAAGATTATCAAACCTTGCGGCTGTTGCAGGTTCATGTAAAAATGCTTCAAAGTTTTCAAGGCCTAATGTCTCATTTAAATATGAGTAAGCTACAGCGTGAATTGTTTCTTGTGAGCCAAACATCATAGCCATTTGTTGTATTTCATGCTTTGGAAACCATCCTACAACTTTTTGTGTCCAGTAGTCTGATACTGCACATTCAGTTTGCGCAAAACCTAATAAGATATTTCCTACTAAATTTTTTTCGGACTTTGTAAGTTTTTCATTCCAGTCTTTAATATCCCCTTGCATTGGTATTTCTGTGTGCAACCAAAATGCTTGTGCTTGTTTTAACCAGCCTTCATTATAATATTCTGGGTATTCAAACGGTTTATACGGTATTCTTTCCTTGAATAGGTTCATTCTCAATTTGTTTTTTAGCGTGTTCTGTTTTTAATTCTTCTAAAGCATCCTTATATCCTGGAATTTTTTTTAGTAGTCTCATTGTTCCCACACTTAAATCTTTAACATAAGTTACTTCTCTAGACAATATATTTATAACATTACCTAGAGTTTCAATCTTATTTTGCATTTCTAATAATTTACTTTCCTTCATCTTCTTTTTCTTCGTTCTTAGTAAAGTATTTTTTAAGAGCAGTCATTCTATCATCTGCATCAACAAGCATTTGTAATGCTTCTTCTGCATTACTATAGAAGTCTTTTGTTGAGTGGTCTCCAATTCCTACTGCTTTATTTCCTAACAAACTTAAAGTTAAAAGTGCTTTTGATTTGTCCGCTTGTGCAGACGTAAATAACATTTGATATAATTCATTCATTTTCCTTGTCCTTTATAAGATTTAATATAATTTTTACTTGATTTTAATTTTGATGTTTTACTCTTGGCATGAACGCCAGGTCTTTTAATTCTTTTACTAGGTGTAAAATTATTAATATTATTCTTGCGGGTCATCTTTAAATACAGTTAAACACAGTTCAATAAAAGGTATATATACTACATGTTCCCACGTGCTCGGATTGTCATAGCTTCTCATTCCTATAACAAATCCCGGATAAAATCCTAAAGAAAGTTCCCAGGCTGTCATTCTGTTTGTTCGTTTAAATAATATAATAGCAACTTCATATGAAAGTTTATTCTTTCTGAGTAGTGTTCTTGTAAATTAAACTCCGTATCTTCCATGTATTTCTAATATTTCTTCATACTTTATTGGGTTTTTCTTTAACAAAGACTTAACTTCTTTTTCAATTTTTCTTCTTTTATACATTATTTGCGCTTGCTTTTTCTTTTTTCTTTTATCATCTGTATCGTTAAGTCTACTTCCTTTTGATTTTGCGGCTTGTAAAGCGTCCTTCCAATATTGTTTTTCGTTAGCCATAATTTAAAAAGTTTCCATCTTAATGGGAAAGATTCATTAGCTCTTCCCTTACATTCTATAATATAATCTTTACCGGTAAAGTCTGGTGTATATTTTATACCTAATATTTTTTTAATTCCGCGATTAATATATTCACCTTTGCCATTAGCTTGTTTTTCGTATGATTCATTTGGAAAATCAAATGGGTCTATTAAAGCAAAGTTTTCACCTTCGTAATACTCAAAAAGCTTAGCTTTTTTTAAAGCAATATACGTATATCTTTCTAATCCTGAAGCAAAATTAATACCATCATATGATATTTTTTTAGCAGTTACCGGTCCTCTTTTTCTACTTTTTTTGTATCTCATTACTATAATTAGTTGTCCAGTATTCTGGTTCAGGATATGCGGATATTAATTCAGGATCTTTAACTTCTAAATTACGCACATAACACTCTTCAATTTCTTCTTGAAGTGACATACGCGTTTTTTCAATATAATTTACAGCATCCATAAGCTCTTCTTGTATATGATTAAGCCACATATCTAGTGGCTGGTTATCATCGTATAAAGTAACGCCATACTTTTTAAAACCAACTTCAGAGCGGCCTTTTATCTTATTTATTACGCTTTGTATTATTTTATCCTTCATCTTTTACAAATGTTCCGTTAATCATTTTGCCAGTTCTATTAGATATTTCATCATAAGCAGTGCTAATACAGTCCTCAATGCGGACACCGGCAAGTTCGGCCAGATTAGTAAGCACAACAACACAATCACCAATAGCATCAATAGTATCTTCTCTATTATCTTTAAGTATACTTTGGGATAATTCTCCAGCTTCCTCATATAATTTAATTAATTGTGTTTTTAAATCTCCTTTATCTAAGATTCCTTTTTCTTCTGCCCAATTCCTAATTTTGTCAAAGTCGTGTTTTTGAAAAGGACCAGCTTTTGCCATAGCTTTGTTGTATATGTAACAAGTTGACGGCCCAAATTGGCTAGATACTGCGTTGCTGATAACCCAATCAATTTTATCCGTTGTATCAAGTTTAAATTCTCCATAAGTGTTTTTAATTTTTAAGTCTGCAAGAAATTTTGCATTTAATTCTGATTTTGGTATTTTAAATGTTGTGGTAGCAGGCGATGAGCTATGCTTTTTCATTCGCTGTTTTTTAAATAAATTTTTATATAATTTTAAATCTTTTTTATAACCAAATTCTAATTGAGAAACCTGTTCTTGTATAGAGGCTTCATTTATATCTTTGGTTTCTAAAAGTACTTCGTACTCATCAGAGTTATAACCTTGTTGATTAGTAACTCTTTTTTGAAGGTTTGTAGTACAACCAACTTTTACTCCGGGTATATGGTATACATAATATGTCATGTTGCTAATGGTGCTTTTATTGGTGTGTTTGAATTATAATTTTCTAATATGATATCTTTATGTAAAGGTACAACTATTTTTTCATTATATTGTAATCCTTTTAATAATTTTACACTAGGTAATATTAAGTCTTTTCTATCTAAATATTGTTTAGCTTGTTCAATATGATTATTATATATATGACAATCACCCATAAATGCTATTAGTTGTCCTGGTTTATAGCCATTGCCTTTAGCTAACATTAATAATAATATACCATACATAGCTATGTCGTAAGGTAATCCTAAAAATATATCTACAGACCTTTGATTCCAACTTAGGCTAAGTTTACCATCATTTATATAAATCTGAAAACCGTAATGACAGGGAGGTAATGCCATATTAGACATATCACCGGGATTCCATAGGCTTGCCATAATGCGCCGCGAGCCTGGGTTTTCTTTAATTT